ATTAAATATATTTCAAAAAAATAATAATAATGAAAAAAATGACATCTAATTTAAAAAGTACTGTTAGAGAGGCTTTTAAAGAATCTTTAAGGTTAGGTGACCCTAAAATCAAACCAGAACATTTAGTGTTATCTATCTTATCTTTAAAAGATAATCAAGCTATAGATGTTTTAAAAGAGATGGGGTCTGATATTAAAGATTTATTGGAAAAATTAGAAGGCTACTTGAGATTTAAAATAAAAAACCCTACTATTATAGAAGTAAAAATAGTACCACTAAGTGAATCTTCTAAAAATGCTATAAGTTCTTCTGAACTTGAGGCTGATAAACTAAAAGATGATTATATTGGTGTTGAACATTTATTTTTATCAATATTAAAAAATAAAACATTAGATGTAACAAAAGTTTTAGGAAATCAAGGTATTACCTATAGAACTTTTAAAGAAACTTTAGTAAATTTAAAAAAACAAAAATTAATGAGTATGACAGGAGATTTCGAAGAACTTGATGATTTGGGTAAAAAAGCTAAAAAAGCAACCCAAGGTAAATCCACAACACCAATATTAGATAATTTTGGTCGAGATGTCACCAAATTAGCAGCTGAAGGTCAAATTGACCCAATTATTGGTCGTGAAGACGAAATAGAAAGAGTATCACAAATACTTTCAAGACGTAAAAAAAATAACCCAATTCTTATTGGTGAACCTGGAGTCGGTAAAACAGCGATAGTTGAAGGTTTGGCTCTTAAAATTGTTGAAAGAAAATGTCCTAGAATTCTTTTCGACAAAAGAGTTGTGAGTTTAGATTTAGCGTCTTTAGTTGCTGGTACTAAGTACCGTGGTCAATTCGAAGAAAGGATGAAAGGTATTATGCAGGAACTTGAAAAGGCTGATGACGTTATCCTTTTTATTGACGAGATTCACACAATGGTTGGTGCTGGAAACGCTTCAGGTTCGTTAGACGCTTCGAATATTTTAAAACCAGCTTTGGCTCGTGGTGAAATTCAATGTATTGGGGCAACAACACTTGATGAATACCGTGAAAACATCGAAAAAGATGGGGCTTTAGCTAGACGTTTTCAAATGGTATTAGTAGAACCACCTTCAAAAGATGAGACATTAGTTATTCTTAATAACATTAAGAGTAAATATGAAGACCATCACAAGGTTAACTACACCACAGAGGCAATCGAAGCTTGTGTAAATTTAGCTGACCGTTACATTAGTGACCGTGAACAACCCGATAAAGCTATCGATATCTTGGATGAGGTTGGTGCAAGAATGCAAGTTCATATTAAACCACCACAAGAAATTATCGACCTTGAAGAAAAAATATCGGAAGTTGGTCGCCAAAAAGTAGAGGTTGTTAAAGCTCAGAAATATGAAGACGCGGCAAGACTTCGTGATGAAGAAAAAAATCTTCAATCTGAGTTAGAACATTCAACAAATGAGTGGGCTAAAAACCTAGACAAAGTAAGACCAACGGTTAATGAGGAAGATGTGGCTAAAGTTGTTTCAATGGTTACTGGTATCCCTGTTACAAAAGTTTCTCAAACTGAAAATGAAAAACTTCGTCACATGGATAAGGAAATCAAAACAAAAGTTATTGGTCAGGATGATGCAATCGATAAGATTACTAAAGCAATTAAACGTAATCGTGTTGGTATTAAAAACCAAAACAAACCAATCGGTTCTTTCATGTTCCTAGGTCCAACAGGTGTTGGTAAGACACATTTAGCTAAAATGTTAGCTGAAAGTATCTTTGGTTCACCTGAAGCTTTAATCCGTGTTGATATGTCTGAGTACATGGAAAAACACGCGGTATCTAAGTTGATTGGGGCACCTCCAGGATACGTTGGTTATGAAGATGGTGGTCAATTAACCGAAAAAATTAGAAGAAAACCGTTTTCAGTTATTCTTTTAGATGAGGTTGAGAAAGCACATCCAGACATCTTCAACATCCTTTTACAGGTTTTAGATGATGGTCATTTAAGTGATGGTTTAGGTCGTAAAGTTGATTTCAAAAATTGTTTGATTATTATGACCTCAAACGTAGGAGCACGTAAACTTCAAGAGTTTGGTACTGGTGTAGGTTTTGGTACTAAATCTAAAACCGATTCACAAGGTGAAGCTGCAGAGGGAGTAATCCAAGATTCATTAAAAAAGGCATTCTCACCTGAATTTTTGAATCGTATTGATGATGTTATTGTCTTTAAATCTCTGAGTAAAGAAGATATTAAGAGAATTGTTGACATCCCACTTATTGAAGTTGTTAAAAGAGTTAAAGAAATGGGTTACAACCTTAAAATCGATGAATCTTTAAAAGAATATTTGGTTGAAAAAGGTTATGATGAAAAATATGGAGCTAGACCTCTTAACAGAGCTATCCAAAAATACATCGAAGACCCAATTTCTGAGAAAGTATTGGAAAACGAACTCTCGGTTGATGATACAATAACAATTTCTTACGATTCTAAGGTAGAGGACATCAAAATTAGTATCAAGAAAGTTAAAACCCCTAAGAAAAATAAAGATTAATAATCTTTATAAATAAAAACCCTCTTAAAAAAGAGGGTTTTTTGTTTTATATAAAATAATGTGTATATTTGTATATAATATGAAAAACATGAAAAATTTACTTTATTTTATATCATTATTTTTATTTATTTCTTTAACTTCTTGTAAAAAAGAACCGTTAAGACATAAAATTACGTATGAGGTTACTTTTTTAAACAAACCGTCAGCTGGGTTTTCAAATTTTATTGATATTTCAGCATTACCTTCTGATGGTCAAAAACCTGGTGTCGACAGAATGAATTTACCTAAGATATGGCGTTATGAATATTATGGTTTAACATCAGGTGAAAAAGTTGTTTTCTCCGTCAATGGTCAACTTTCATATTATTTCGAAATGAGATTATTGATTGATGATAATGAGGTTTCTTATATAAAAGCTGCTGTTAGTGATAAAACATACTACGCTGACCATGTAATCGAAAGACGTGGTATTAACGATTACGCTAATGAAGACAAGGCTATTATAGGTTTTACTTACCGTGGTGAATAAAAAAAAGAGGGTTTAACCCTCTTTTCCCATTATTACATTTTTATATAAAGTTTTTTCAAACTCTGATTTCAATTTTTTCAACCATTCAACACCGTTTTTACCAAAATACATTAATCCTGAGATGTTGGTAATACATTTATGACCACCACTGTTAGCTTGAATCATGTCCCAGCCTGAAACTTTTAATATTTTAAGTGCTCTAATCTCATTTTCACTTAAATTTTGTACTGTTTCATCAGTCTCTTCAATTTTTTTCATATAAGGTTTACTCATGATATTTTTAATAGCGTTTTGCCACCTTTCAAGAGTATAACCAGCTTTAGCCCCCATAGGAATTTCATTTAAACCAATAATACCACCATCTGTTTGCCCATAAATTGCCACAAGATCCTCATAAGTAAAACCAACTGATTGTTCAAAATCAAAATCTTTATGTTTTTCAGCAAAATACTTAATTGTATCAACACTTACTTTAAATTCTTGTAGTTCTGGTTTAAATTTTTGTAAAACTTCTTGTGCAATCTCACCTAAATTAACACCTTTAAGACTTCTTTCTTTTTTAAATGGGTTACAACTAGCTTGTAAAAGACCTAAAGGCCAACCAATTATTAAAAAATCTGCTTCAGGGAAATTTTTAAAAGGTACGTAACGATCATAAGAACCGGGTTTAGTCATACTACCACCACCATATTGTGTAATAATACCAGTGTTTGGGTCATAATTAACGTTTGGACTATATTTCATCTTTTCAATATAGTCTTTTAGATGTTTGGACATAATTTCAGCAGATGCGTAATTATCTTCTTTCGCTAATTTAACTATATTTTGGTAGATGTTTAAAAGTGATGGTGAAGACATCATAACTAAACGTTCTAAAAACTTAGGTTTATTTTTATAAGCCAACAATAATTTATTGGTTACTAAAGCCATAGCTTTTTTGTTATGTTCTAAATCTTTTTCTTTGTTTAAAGTAAAAACATAATTCATAATTTCTTCAGGTGTTACATCCATTGTGGCGAAATTTGCACTGTCTATTGTTGATATCCATAGTATATCTGAATGAGGGTAAATTTCGTTAGGTGAAACTATTTGAGCAATAGTTTCAACATTGGATCTTGATTGTCTAAATGATTTCGAAGTGTCCTTCTCAACACCAACCTGTTTATCGTGATGATCTGTGTGAACTACAAACATTGGTTTACCGTGGGCAAAATCAACTAAAACCGGCATAATATCACCTTTAGCCATTGGTTTTTTAATCGCAAATTCTTTATCACCGTACTGTGTAACCTCTGATTCTACAACATTAATACCATTATTTTCCAAATAGTTTTTCATTGCGATAGCAGTTGTTACACCATCTAAATCTTGATGAAAATAAATTTTAGCTTTATCATATCTCAAAGCTAATTTATTAATATCCCTGATACCCGATTCTAATATAATGTTTTTTCTTTTTAAAAATAAATAAGACATATTCTATGATTTGTTATATAAATATCACGAATTATCTTTCAATTTAGTTTCTAAGTTTTGAATGTAGTGTTGTAAATACCATAAGGCTTTTTTTAAATCTTCCAACTCTTTGTTTGGGTCTTTTTTACCAGCTCTAGAAATATATTTTACTGTATTTCCCAAAGAAAACCCTAAATCCCAAGCATCAATTACTTTAATTGCCTCATAATTATTATCTTTACCACCGTAATGAGATGGATGATTAACTTGTTCTTTATTCATAAAAATTTGTTTATTTAAATATTAATCGTATCTTTGTAACTATAAATAAAAACTAAAACAAACTGTATGACAAAGCAAAAAGAAAACGTACAAATTGTAAAATTAACTGACTTTAATTTCCCAGCTGAGGTTTTTATACCTTTGAAAAGTGGTAAATTTATCGATAATATGATATCCAAAAAAGGTGGTACAATGCCAGCAACAATCACAATCGTAGTTGGTGAACCTGGTTCAGGTAAAACTACTATGTTGGTTGATAAAATGACTGGTATTGAACGTCATAACCCTGGTAAAAAATGTCTATATATTTCATCCGAAATGAACCCGATTGACAACCGTGAATTGGCTGAAGAATTACCACAATTAATGAATCTAAACACCCTTTACATGGCTGATTATGAAGACCCTAAGTCCGCTTTGGAGGAGGCTTTAGACATGGGTTGGGATTATGTTATTATGGATTCTTTTATGGATGTTAAAGATAAAATCAAAGATAGTCAAATTAAAATGACAGCTTCAGCTGTTGAGACTTGGTTGATTAATCTTTTGGTTAAACATACCAAAGGTCAAAACGAAACAAAAAAATACACTTCTTTCGATGTTATTCAACATATTACCAAAGGTGGTGAGTACGCGGGTTCAACCAAATTAAAACATAACACAACTGCGATGATGTATGTTCGTATCGATGAGGTTACAGGTCAACGTTACTTAGTGTATGTTAAAAATCGTAGAGGTGATATCCGTAAAAAACTTTACATGGTATTAGATAGAGTAAGTGGTGAAATCAATTATGACTCTAAAAAATATAACGAGTTAGAGAAAGCGATTGAAATCCAAAAACAAATGGATTCATTCCAAGATGAAAACGATAGAAAACTTTTAGAGTTACTTCAACAATCTGAAACCTCAGATAAAGAAATCGCTTCTAAAGTGTCTTTAGAAGATACTAAAGTGGTTGATGAAGAGGTTTTAGAAGAATTAGAAAATGAGGATTAATTATTAAAAGTGTTGTATTTATTATAAAAAAACATTATATTTGTATAAAATTAAAACTATGGAAAACATAACTTATCAAAATTTCAAACAAGAAGTAAAAGAGAATTACCCAATCCGTAAAAACGTAACGTTGGCGGAGTTAAATATAGACTTTGAAAACCCTGAAAACCGTAATGGTTCAATCGTAATTGATGGTGTGACACTTATATTGTCGTCAAGTGCTTTTAAATCATTACTTAAAACACTTAAAATCACCGATTCTTTCATGGGTAAATTCACCGATATTTTTGGTATGAACTCTCGTAACCAATTGGTTAAAGTTATTAAGACCAAAATGGCAACTCAAAAAGATATGAAGGTTTCTATTTATATTTCACCTTCAACAAAAAGAATTGTTGCGATAACTGATTCATCAAAACCTTATATCTCACCTGACTTTTATTTCAACATGGTTGAAAACGTGATTAATGATAATCAATTAGATGTTAGTAATATGGTGATTTCAAGTGACGGTAACATCCAAGTTTCAACTATTAAAAATGGTTGGGGTTTTGATATCCCTGATTTAAAAGATGAATCTTTCCATACAGGTGTGATTATAACAGCTGGACCAACAGAAGATATCGCAATCGACCCATATATTCTTCGTTTGGTTTGTGAAAACGGTATGATTGGACCACGCCGTCTTGAAATGGGTCCACGTTTATTGGAAAACTCGGTTGAAAGTATCAATAATTTCATGAGAGAAATTAAAAACCTAAGTGAATCAAACCAAAAATTCCAAGGAGTTTTTTCTGACCAAGTAAGAAAAATGAGTACAATTTCAGCTTCTTATAATGAAATTATGAAATTTCGTGAAATGGTGGCTACTAAAGTTAGTGATAAAAATGATTCTCGTGTTGAAGCTGTTCTTGACCGTTTCTTCCCTGTGAATGAAATCAAAGCTGATTATAAACAAAAAGGTTATAACTTAGATACTTTAACTAATCGTCATTGGAAGAACGCAAAAACAAACATGACAGCTTGGGATTTGTTAAACTCAATTACCGATGTTGGTTCACACGATTATGGTTTGGGTATTGGTGACTACGCTAAAGCAGATTTAAGAAAACAAGCTGGTTTATTTATGTTCAAAAAAGAACACGACTGTGAGTTTGTCTTCTAATATTTCTTAGAAAAAAAGTAATGGGAATCTTTTTAGGTTCCCATTTTTTTTTGTATCTTTGTGATATGAAAGTCAGAGTTTATCCACTATCAGAAAGACACCCAAATTATTATTTCGAACATCATTTCGAACCAAACTATGGTTTAGATGGTGAAGTAGTTGGTTATAGTTACGGAACAAACGGTTGGTATGGTTACGAAGTTTTCAAAAGGGACCTTAAAGATGGAATTGTAAAAATTATTCAAGATATTAAACCAAAACAAGAACTTAAAAAATTATCATTTGTATGAGTAAAATTAAAGAATATTATTTCGAGGAAATTAATCAACTTAATAAAGTATGTGATATGGATTATCAATACGAATTTTGGTGTAAACAAAAGGAGGAGGATGAGTTTATCCAAAAATATTATGAAGATAATAAAGATATTATTGAAGGTGAAAAAATTTTCAATCTCACCAATACATATCCTTTTTAAATTCCACCACCATCCGTTATTGTCCAACCTTTAGTCGTTATTAAATACGTCCTTGAATTGACAACATCAGTATTACCTGAACTGTATTTTGCATTTCCAACACTAAATGATACATTAGATTGTACTGATTTAGTAGGTACACCACCAATCCATCCTGTCCACCCTGTTAATATTGAATTATAGTTATTTGTACTTAATGAAGTATTAGCTAACATGTTAGTCATATTAGTGGTACCACTAACATTCCAATTACTTAAATCTTGATTAAAATTAGAATTGGCAAACATTGAATTCATAGTAGTTACATTACTCACATTCCAATTACTTAAATCTTGATTAAAATTAGAATTAGAAAACATACCAACCATATTAGTTACTTTACTAGTATCCCAATTATTAATTGGTTGGTTAAAAGTAGTATTTACATCAAACATATAAGACATATTGGTAACTTTACTAACATTCCAACCACTTAATGGTTGATTAAACGATGATTGACTAAACATAAAACTCATATTAGTTACATTACTCACATTCCAATCATTAATTGGTTGGTTGAAAATAGTGTTATAAAACATTGAACTCATATTAGTCACATTACTCACATCCCAATTATTAATTGGTTGATTAAAAACGTTGTTTCGGAAAAACATACCAGTCATATCAGTAACATTAGAAACATTCCAACCGCTTAAAGGTTGATTGAATGATGACCAAAGAAATGTGCTATTCATATTAGTCACATTACTCACATCCCAATTATTAATTGGTTGATTAAATTTATTAATATTACTAAAAATTCCAGCAAACATACCAGTCATATCAGTAACATTAGAAACATTCCAACCGCTTAAAGGTTGGTTAAAATTTGTATTTTCATTAAACATACCACTCATATTGGTTACATTACTAACATCCCAATTATTTATAGGTTGATTGAATGAAGTTTTAAAAAACAGCTTATAAAAATTAGTGGTATTAGAAACATTCCAACCACTTAAAGGTTGATTGAATTTACTATTTTGTTGAAACATACCACTCATATTGGTTACATTACTAACATCCCAATTATTTATAGGTTGATTGAATGATGAATAAGAAAATAAATTATCCATATTAATTACATTAGAAACATTCCAACCACTTAATGATTGATTTAATAATGACCCAGCAAATGCGTAACCTAAATCATTAGTTTTAAATAAAATAGGATTATCTATCGTATTAGCTGTTAAATTAATTGTATTAAAGAAAGATCCATAAAAGTTTTTCCAAATAACACTACCCCATTGATTTATTGTTAATAATTTTTTTCTATCATCATTACCAAGAAAATAAATTGTATCTAATTTACCATACATTTTAATTGTATAAGTACCACCACTTAAATAGGTATGTGTAAGTCCAGTACTATTATATGTTTGTATTTTACTAATAGAACCATCACCCCATTCAACTCTAAATCTATATTTAGGTGTTAGCGAGTTTGTTAAAGGTATCGTAAATTGATTACTAGTCGAACTACCAACCTTTGTGGTATCAACAGTTATAATGAATGGTCTAAATCTTGGTGTACTTCTACTTGATGGCATATTATTATTGTTGTTGTATTATCCAATATTCTATCCAACTATTTGTGATATATTCGGCATAGATTATATTTAATTCATTTGGGAAATAAATTCCTTCACCAACCAATTTCCAAGACGTTGGGAATGTAGGTTCAACACTACTTTGATGATATAATTTTTGTATCATACCAAATTTGGCATTAGTAGTATTACCACTTATATTGCCTGACTCAGGTGATGTCGGTAAATTAAATATTGTTTTACCTGAGAAATGGATTGTTAAACCAGTACCTAAACTTGTTGAATCTTGCGGTTGTTGCCATGTTGCGTTACCACTCACATCTGAAGTTAAAACATAACCATCGGTTGGGTTGGAGGTAACTTGTAATGTTGTTGTTTTAGTTTTACCACTAACCTCTAATTTTTCAGAAGGTGTTGTTAAACCAATACCGACATTACCAGAATTATCAATAACGAAAGGTGTTGAATCCGGATTTGTATTATCTTCAAATAAAACTGTGTGACCTGTAGTTACATTGTTAATATGAAATTTAGCTCTAGGGTTTGTAACATTAACACCAACATTACCCACATCTGTGATATAAAAGAACGGGTTACCATCGGTATCATCAATTTTTAACGTATATGGTTGATAAGGGCTCGTGTTACCGTTAATAGTTAAACCTGTTTTCGGTGTATACCAAGGATTTTGATGTGGCCCTTTTATGTGTACTAAAGCCGTAGGGCTAAAAGTACCAATACCAACATAACCTTTAACATCAACCAAGAATGATTCACCCCAATTAAAACCTTTACCGTATAAACTCTGTGCTTTAATTAAGTTATGACTACCAGCACCAAAATTCCTATAATTACCAATACTCAATCTGGAATCACCGTTTTGAGTTATACCAATATCAACATTACCTGAATTATTAACAGAAAATTTTTCACTCCAATTATTACCACAGTGGTTAGTAACTACTTTAAAATTACCACCACCATTACAAACTCCACCTCCACCACAAAGCATGATAGCATTACCGTTACCCGCATTAAACACTAAATTACCTGTATTGTTACCATCAGAATTGTTAAAACCAAAACGATAGTTATATGTTGTTGCACCAGTACCAACACCAATAGTGTAACTATTACTTCTAGTATTTCTAGGACCTGAAACACTGTAAGAGTTATCAATTAAAGAGTATTCACCATTTGGGTTCATACCTGGAGGGTAAATTGTTGTACCAGACAAAGGACCGTAATTATAAGCAGCAGGATTAGTTGGGTATTTATATATAAATCCCCCGTTACCATAAGGATAGGCATCATTAAAAGTAAAACCGTTATTGCTATAAACACCTGTAGCGTAAATACTTCCAGGTGTACCATTTAAGTTACCAAAACTTATGTAGTTTGTACCAACTAAATTTATTGGTTTATTTATTTGTACACCATTCCAAGAAATTTTTTTAGAAACATCATATGCAGTTGCGGCACTAATAAAACCGAAATAATCGGAAAAACCAGTTAACGGGTTATAACCCCAAGGAAAACCTGTATACCAATAAGTATCACTTGTACCAAAACCAGCGAAACCATCATTTTTGACCGTAAAATCACTAGAACCAACTAATAGTGTATAATTTGTAAAATTGACTGAAGTACTTTCTATTTGATTAGCGTCTTTATAAACACCTTGCCTAGGTATTTGTAGTATCGCCGTAGGTACTGAAGTATTGATACCTACTCTACCGTTACCTATAACATTAAGTCTAGGTCCACCAACTAAAGTATAATTTTGATTACTAAATGTTGCACCAGTATTCAAGTTAGTGTACATTAAAGTATCACTAGTGATTTGTTGTATGGTTAATGTAAAACCTGAAGATGTGATAGTATCACCAACCCTAAAAACATTTCTAAATCTAGTACCTGAACCATTTATTTGAGTGTTTGCGGAGTAAATACCTACACCAACAGTTGCTGATATAGTACCTAAATCAGTTGTTGCTTGTGATACTTGAAAATTAGATACAGGTGTTATTGTATTTACACCAACATAACCTGTTTTATTTACATGGAATTTTGTAGTACCACTAGTTCTAATATTAACATCTTGGTAATCGTTACTACCTATATTAATCGAATTATTAACTCTATTACCGTTTTGTAATATAGCAGTACCTCTATAAGGTGCCCAAGAAGTACCGTTAAATCTGTAGGTACTTAAAGTTTCTGTAACAAAAGTTGTATTATCTAATACAGGGACGGTATAAACCCAATTAGAAGTTAACCATTCAGCAACTTGGTTATTTTTAGTTGACCAAACACCGGTACCACCACTAACTAAATAACGATCACCATCCACGTTTGAAACTGGTGGTGTTGATTGAATTGAAATGACTGGTGCCAATTCTTTAATATTTTCATCATTAAAAGGTAACCAACCAACATTCCCTTGATTATCTAAAGCTGTTAGAATATAACCGGTTGTTGCACCAGATGTTACTTGTAATAAAGTTGATTTGGTTTTACCAAAAACATCAACATCACCATTATCTTTAACTACAAAAGTGTTTGTACCAACACCATTAAAGGTTTGTAAAGTTGCTGAGGTCGTTGTACCTGTACCGTAAATTCTTACCGAATCGAATATTTTTCCCATATATTTTTATATATTATTTTTTTATTAAAATTTTAGTTTTTATAACCCCATTAAGGACCAATTTTAACCCA